CGGGATGTGCCCACGGCTCATGCTAACTTTTGCCGCTCCGTTGCTGCCCGTTACGCTTACGCCGCTCAAGATAACCTGGGATGTCGGTGTCAGCAGTGTGTGCTCCACGCCGATCTGCTCACAATCTGCCGCCGTGATCGCGCCTCTGTTCGGCACAGATCCACGTCCCGCGTTGGCCAGCAGCACCGTTTCGATTTCAACAAAGATGCGCCCATACCGGTCACAGCATGGCGCCGCTAATATCGATGTGTACGCAATTTCTTTGACCTGTTCCCACAGGCTGTTCGATACCGCCACCAGCTCCGTGGCTTCGCGTGTGTCGCCGCTCAAGAATACATCCACGCAGTTTGTCACCGTCGATCGCCACATAAAGTGGTTCCAGAGCACCTTGTCCACCGTCACCGGGTGCATCTGCGTCCAGGCCGCTGGGGTTCCCGCGCAGTATTCAATCCCCATCGGCACAAAGTTGTAGACCTGCTGCAGCCAGTACTGAGTACCCTGGGCGCTGACTTCAATCTCACCCTGTTCCTGGTTGATCGTGATGCGTTCGCTGTCCATCCAGCCAATCGCGACAATATTCTCCGCGCCCACGCACTGCGCATAGCTGATCTTTGTGTCTGCGTACCATTCTTCGCTGAACAAAATCACCTTCGTTCGTTCCCGGATGCTTGTGGCGTCGCTCAATACCAACGCCTGGAACGACCAACCCCCGCTCTCGAAATCACCCGCCAGCGAGCCCAGTGTCACCTGCGCTACCGGGAAAGCGGTCTTGGTCACCCCGCCCACAACATAATCCCGGTCACTCCAAACGTGGATCGTCCGGTAGGTTGTGCTGCTCACGCCCTGCGCGCTGGTCACGGTATACGCCACCACATAGCGCCCAGGCGTCGCGATCAACATGCTCGGCGTGGCTGTGCTGCCACCCGTCACCGTTGCGCCCGCGCAGCTAAACGCATGACTGGCAATGCTCGAGCCTGGCGCGTAGGAGCTGCTCCCGTTGAAGGTCACCGTTACCGCTGCGCCTTCATAGCGCAGCACCCGGTCAGGGCCCAAAATCGGCACAGGTTTCATTTTGCTGTGCTGATCGCTGTATGCCACATCATATTTCATGTAGACCGTTGTGTCTGTGGAAATCCGCAGATATTCATTCCAGATCGCCCAATCCTGCAGCACGGACACATAGAGATCATTGGCCCACGCGACCTCGCTTGTCTCGCCGCAATACATCTTTGAACTTGTCGGAGCTTTTCTGCAGTAGATGATTCCCTTGTCATGACCGCCCAGTGTAGACCCTAGAAGAATTGTCATTCCGGGAAGTACATCAGTGTACGCGCCTACGGTAACGCCATCAAAAGCAAACTCAAAAACCTTGTCATGCGTGCTGAACGTTTGATTAACCCTGCAGGTGAACACCACAGCCGGGTTATCAAATATCGCGTAAACCTTCGCCTTTTGCGGTGTGGTCGTGATCGTCATAACAGCACCAAATGTGTAAATCCCACCGGGAACTCCAACCGGTCGTGCGTCTTGGCCGGATCTCTGCGCTCCTCCGGCCAGTGCATCACGGCCTGATACTCCCGATACGCGTCCGCAGCCACACTGTTACCCGGATCCGCCTCATTCGTCATGGTCCTGATGTAGACCGTCGCACTGTCACCCGCGCAAAACAGCCTGAGCTGTTCACGCTGCGCAGGCGTGATCCGCGAGAAAATCCACTGGCAGGACGGAAACCCCTTGCCCACACTGACCCCGCTCGCCGCTGTCACCGATTTCGCATACGGCTTAAACGGCGCGCGCGGCACCGGCAGCGGCGTAGCCAGGCTCTCAATATTCGTCATCGTCCCAGCCGTCAACCCAATCTCAAAATCAGATAATGCCATAGCCTGCTCCCTTCTTACGTCGCAAACAAACTTTCCATTCCACGGTTATAACGCTCAAATCTTTTATCCACTTCGCTCAAAATCTCAGTCATCGTCAGGCTCGCGCTCTCAATCTTGAGCGTCATGTTTCCGCGAAACGCCCCGCCCGCGCCCTGAGAGCGTGGGTTCAACATCGCCGCCGTCAACCCATTCGGGATAATGCTGCCATCCCGCGGCGCCGTGAAAAGCTCCGGCCCGCGCTCACCCACCAGGTAGGTCATCCCATCCAATACCGAGCCGCCATTGGCCTTGTGACCCATGATCGGGGCTGGGTAATACCCGCTGGCTGTTCTGACCGCCACAAGCTGCTTTTGAAATTCGCTCGTCAGCGTTTGAAGCAGCGCTTTGTAATGATCGATTTGCATCGCTCGCTCTGCCTTTTGTTTCTCATCCAGCAGCTTCAATTCTGCGCGCGCGGCGCTGTCAATCTGTTTCAAACGCGCATAAGCGGCCTGCTGGCGCTGCTGTTGTTCGCGCCGGTAGCTCTCATCCAGGTCGCGCAGCTTAAGCGCAAGATCATCACGCCTGCGCTTGATCTCGACATTCGTATTATTAACTTCCTCACTTTTCTTGGCTTCGAAATCCCGGTTTTCTTTCGCCAGCCCAAGCGCATCCCGTGAAGCAGTCAGATCCGTCACGCGCCCATCATGCTCCTTGCGCATCTGCTCCAGGCGCTTTTGCGAATCCTCTTCGATGCGCTGAATTTCCACCCCGCCATCCCGGATGATCTGGGCGCGCTGGCTGCGATACGCTGTTTCAGCCTGCTTTTGTTGATCCGCCAAATCCGCCAAAATCGATGTGCGCTCAGCTGCGCTTTTTGCCTCAATCGACACGCGCTCATCGGCATATTTCTTTTCGATGTCTTTCAACGCTTTTTGGTTATCGGTTTCGGCTTGCAGTTTCTTGCTTAGCTGGAGAGTGAGAAGTTGCGCTTTTTCCCTATCATCGGCTGCAAGTTGACGCGCAGTAATTTCACTGGCGGAGAGTGTGATTGGCTTATACGTAGGTGTAGGCATAAGTGGAAACGTAGGCACGCGATGCAAATACATATTTGTGCCACGGTGCAATTTACTACCTGTGTATGGATCAAAAGTGCCATCACTACCGAATGGTTGGCTTAGCGATTGGACTGCGGCAGCAGTTTTTGTAATTTCTGCTGGAGTTGCAGGGACCGCAGGATTTTGGACGTTATACAGCTTTATAGCTGAAACAATTAATGCTATGCCTCCTACTGCCAGTAGTCCCGCAATTACATATGGAGCCGCCGCAATGGCAATCGCCCCGAGACTTACCCCACCAGCTACGACCCCGCCTGTACCAGCTGCGGCAGTCGCTCCACCCCCGAGAATTGTTATTAGTGCATCTATCGAACCTTTTAGCATGGCAAGTTGTGCAAGCCCCGAAACAAATTGACCGCCTAACGTCAGTGCCGTCGCCGTTCCGGCAATGGCCCCAATTAGCTGCGGATTTTCTTCAACAAAAGTAGCCAACTCATTGAGTAAGTCTGCGGCTATTTCCAGCGTGGGAGTTAGCTTATCAATCGCCACCGCCCCAATCCTGGCGTAAGCGTTTTGCATTTCCTTTTGTACCGCGTTCCACTTCTGGGCTTCCTGACTATACTGCCCGGCTGTTGCCAGATACGCATTGACCGCGCCCATCAAGGTATTCGTCATACCCTGCCCCGCGCTGGTCATGGCCTGGCCCACGAAGTTCATCTTTTCACCGATGTCGCGCAAGTTGAATGACTGGCTTACGCTGGCCCCAGAACGCTGTGCAGATTGGGCAGCTTTGTCAAACGAACTACTCAGACCAGCGCCCAATTCAGTGTCGGCTTTTTTCTTCAAATTGCTTATTGCCGCTTCAACTGTCTTGAGTTCTGTGTTTAACTCGCTTACATCATCCCCGTGTTCAAGCGCCTTTGTAATATTGCCCTTGAGCGATTTGGCATCTTGCTCGAGGGCAACTAATTCATTCTGAATTTTCTTGAATTCGGCGATTGCTTTTTCGATAGCTTGTTGATCTGCGCCAAATTTCAAATAGACTGATACGATTTTATCGGTTTCACTCATCAGATCTCTTCCTCTCAGCCTGCTTCTTCAGTTTATTCCCGACCATCATCAGCCTCAACACCGCATGAAACAAATCCGCAGGCTGCGCCATCAGCGTATTGATGTCCCATTTCCATTCGATACTCTCCAAAAAAAACAAAATATCAACAGCCTGGTCAAGCACTTCAGCGGGAATACCACCCAGACCAAAATCAGCATCCGTGAAATCACCGTTATCCTCCGGCCCGCAATAAAACGCATTCAGCCGGTCGATAACGCTTATTCTTTTTTTTTTGCCGCCTCTTCCTGCTCCTGAGTGGGCGCGGTCAGGCTCCAACCCGGGTTAAGCTCCAGTGCCGCCGTCAACCAGGCCTCGCCAATCTCAAACGGCAGCGCCACAAACTCAGCAGGCGCAAGCTCCCTCGCGAGTTGTGTAAAAAGCTCCCCACCTTCATCATCGCTCTCCCTGGTCAGGATCTCCCCTTTCACCACACAAGCCACGCAGCGTGGATAAATCACCACCGCCACCGTCTGCTCAGCCGGATCCGCCAACGGGTTCTGCATAGCCTGGGCCGCCAGCATCGAACGCCGCATATCATCACCCATATTCGCGCGTCTCAAAGTCAACCTGGCGCGAACCCCATCCGCTTCAATCTCAATCTCTTTCATAAAACTCCTCTTATCTTTACTCGCCTATTTTTCCAGCGCGCTTCTGACAAAGCAATCTTTCGCCTCTAGCAGCTTGCGCATCCCCGCGCTTTTCTCGGGACCATCTGGCAGGGTTTCTTCCATCTTCTGCGCCAGTTCTGAAACCATGCGGCTAACATCGCGCAGATCTCCGACGAGATGTTCATAGGTGAAGTACTTAATCGTTGTGCTGGGCATTACGCACCCTTCTTAAGCAGCAGAACGCTATATTTCTTTGTACTTAAATCAGTAGCACTCACTTGTTGAATTTCGTCAGCCACGGTAATAACAGCTTCAAACAACGCCGTCCCATCAGTCCCATCGCTGCAAACTACACCAAGCACCATATCGCCTATTTTCGTATTGGTCAGCGTACAAGCGCCCGCTAAATTCCTGCCGGCAAAAGCAGCCAGTTTTAGCGCCACAGGGTCAATCTTGGCAGCCGTGACCTTATTCGCTCCAATCGTGGCCGCAAATGTCCCGGTTCCTGATCCAGTTACATCGCCTGTCAGCGCAATGGTCTGGGGTCCAGTATTTGCAGCCGCAAACGTGGTCAGAGACGCGATCAGCTTGTTAATCGCCCCAAGAACATCCGTCGCGTCGGCATCAGCCGGGGTCAAAACTTTATTCAGACTATTAAACGCCTGTCGAATATCAATTGCATCAGCCATCGTCCACCGTCCTCTTCTTGATTTTCGATTTAGAGATTTGCGATTTTCGATTGAAAGCAAAAATCGCAAATCCAAAATCGCAGCAATCTAAAATCGCTCTTACCCTGCCACCTCGCGGATAATATCAATCCGCGCACCCAACGCCGGCGCGGCCGTAAACGTCACCTTCGTGGTCGCCAGGGTAAGCCCTGTCGTTACAGCCACATCATCTACGAACACCTTGATTCCGGTGGTCTGGATCGCGGGAGTATCGACCGGGAACAAGAATTCAACTACCGTGTTATCTCCCAGAAAAGACGCGATCCGAATCGGGTAGTTGCTCCAGGCTTCAATCACCTGCCCGGAAAGGAAACCTTCGGTAGCATTCGCGAACGAAACGCCCCACAGATGCTTTGTCGTGCGGTTTGGCGCGATCTGGTAGATACTCACCGCCTTGTCCGCCGTCATCCCGCCAGATTTACGCACAATCTGAGCCGATGGAATAATAAAGCTGTGCCAGTAGGTTTTGCCGGTCACCAGCCCGCGCGCAGCCTGGTAAAGCAGCAGCCCCACCTGTGGCTCAAAGCCTTGTTTGTCGGTGCCAATCCCAATCATCGACATTTCACCAACAGATGCAACTTTTGTCCCATCCAGCAGCGCAGCCAATACCGGGTCAGCGGCTTCAACGTTCAGGTTTCCAGTTGCACCTTCTTGCGGAGGCAGGAACACCACCTGGGTGATTCCGTCCTCGCCCAGGCCTGTCAGCTTGCGCGCGTCTGGCACGGTCAGATCAAAGGCAGTCGAGCCTTTGAATTGATAGCCTTCGTAATAGGTTGTTGCGCTGGCCTTTGGCGTTCCACTGGCGTTCAGTTCGTACACATTCGCAAAGCGCAGGCCATAGTTCAGGGTTTTCTCGGTGGGTGCTGTCATTTCTTTTTAGCTCCTTTTGGCGTTTCCAATGCAGTATTTCGGGGATCTGTTCCCGTGACTGCGGCAATTTCGATTACAGGCCGAAAGAAACCGGCGCAATCGCAGTAATAGCGCAGCGTGCCATTTTCTTCGGTGGATGCTGGTAATTCCTTGTTACAACCAGGACAATTCATATTTTGCATAGACAATTCCTTCACTCATTCGACGCGTAGCTTCGTAATGCAAAATAAATCACATCGATCGGGATTTCGAACCCGATAAACTTCCCGCCATATTCAGGCAGGATGATGATGCCAGAATCAGACCCAACCATTATTTTTTCAACCCACTCCAAGCCCTTCAAACTGACGTGCTTTCGCAAAACCGCCAGCGCCGAATCTAGCAGCGGCCTAACCAGCGTCTCGCGTGTGTTTGGGTCGCCTTGCCCGGTTGGGATCACTGCCACCTGCAGGTAAAAGCGCCGTGTGGTTTCGACAAAATTTTCACCCATCACGCTCTCGTTGTGCGTCGCGGTTCCGGTCCACACAAACACAGCCGGTAAGTCAGCCGTATTCAGGTTGGCGGGGGGCGGGTCAAACACACCCTTCGCATTGATTCCGCTGATCTCTGCGCTGATCTCTGCGATATGCGCGCATATTTCCGTAATCATGTCGCTCATATCGCAGCCTTTGGCGCGCCGAGCAAGGCCAGCACGTCAGTGGGTATCGCGGTCGGAACGCTCACCATCCCCGTTTCGCCGCTGTACGTTTTGTCGAAAGTATCCACGTCTTTCTGGGTGTAGCGCCATTTCACCAGCCTGGCGCAGGCCTGGCTGATATTGCCCTGCACTTGCCAGATGAATAAGCCCGTATCTTTGATATGGCTGGCCGCCGTACTCCCATTCGCCCCGCGTTCAACGGTCAGGTTGTACGTGTTTAGCGCCGGGGGCGTTCCAACAACGGTGTTTACCGCTGTGATCAGCGCGAATTCATTCTCAATCTTTAGCAGCTGCCCTGCTTCAAATCCTACAATACCCAGGACCGTAATGGCTGTCGCGCTGCTCGAAAGTGGGTTGTCTTGAAGCGTATACGCGCTGGCTTTCCAGGCTGCGCTGTAGCGGTCATGGCTGCCCCATACGCCTGTTACCGCGATCACTTGCTCAGTCTGCCCATTATCCGCGCTTTCCCATGCGGCGCCGTTAACCAACCGGATACGCGTCTTGGGGGAAAAGTTAGCCGGTTCCAATACGTACTCAGTAAGGGCCGTGCCATCGCCATTCAGCAGACTTGTTATTTCGAGCAGGTCTTCATCCAGCCGCAGGACTGGCTGTTTTGCGATGGTCTGTAAGCGCGGTTCAAAGACGCCAAACAACGACCCGCCCGCGCTTGGCAAATCAAAATAACGCGTCTCACGCCGTGGGTCATAATGCCTGCCCTTGTGATTATCAATTTGCGCAGTCGCCCATTGCGAAAAGGTTTCCAGCAGCGCGTCGTCTGTGCTTGAAGTTTTGATACCAATGGTTGGTTTGACAGCGGCCAGGGTGATGTAATTCATGGGTTTATCCAACAAACGGATTTACAAACTTCCCGGCTCGTTGTGGTGCTTGCTGGTCTCTCTTTCCTCGTCTGGCCTTCTTGGGGGCTTCTTCAGGTTCTGCGCTTTCGATGAATTCAGCATACCCATCAGCCACCAGCGACATGGCGTAAGCATTGCCGGTTTCCAATTCATCGCCCGCCTTGCACTCTTGCGCCCGGCGCTCGATATTGGCATATAAGCCGTCTTTCACAATTTTAATTTTCATAAGTCACCGCAAATAGGCAGGGACAACAACAATGCCGCCCCTGCCCAATGGATATTAGCCTACGACGCTGACGATGTTGCCCTTGTCAGACCCTTGAGTGACGGGTTTCGATCCAGGGTTGACGCCAAAGAAGGTGATCGCGGCGTAGTCATCGCCACCCGCGGCGCCGGTGGAAGTCAGAGTCACATAGCGGTAGTCATTATTGATGTCCAGTTTGTTGGTCTGAACTTCGATCAGATACCACTTGTCATCGCCATTGGCCGGAACGGTGACAGTCGCGCCGGTCACATCCTTGAGGGCACCATTGACCGCGCTGGCTTGCTGGACATTGAAGACCAGTGCAGAGTTAAGCGCGCCGGCCTGTACCAGGAAGGCAAAACGTTCGTACTCCGCGACGTCGATGAATGCACCGCTGGCAGGGAAAGATGCCTCTGTCACGGCGTCTTCAACGTTAAGCTGCTGAATTTTTACAGCTTCAGAAAAAAGTTGATTAAGCATGGTAATTCTCCTTATTGTTTGTTATTCATATCTGCTGACCAGCGTATTCGTTACTGGCCAGCAGATGATCAGGTCTTCAAATACTACGCGGCGATCTTCTGGACCGCAAACAACCACGGGCGATTCACGCGCCCACCCAACCGGCGGCGCAGGTGATACTCAACCTTGTTGACGCCGGTGTAGCTGTCGTGGAAGCGCTCGATGCTCATGCCCAGGCGTTCAACGATCACGTAGCCGCGCATTACCGCAAAGATCAGCGGGTAGGTATTGGTAGCCACATCCACCAGGGCTTCGCTCTCAAAGGTCTTGCGACCCAACAGTTCACCGGTATCGCTCAGATCCGGGAACGCATACACCAGCCCGCCGCCCGCTGTCGTCAGGGTTTCAATCAGGCCAAAGGTGTCGCTGTTGCCAACCCAGACCGCGTCTTGCCGGTACTGGCTGGCTACGCCGCGTTTCAAGGCCTTGATGCCAGATGCCAGCACAGTATCCGCTGCGCCAGATTTCACTTCGGCCAAAGTCAGGCCGTTCACGCCGCCGGGCAGGATGCCCAAAGGCTTTCCAACGCCATCCCCAACCAGGAAGACATCGTCTTCGTCGATGGTCATGGTGTCGGCCATGTCTTGCTGCACCAGCGAAACCAGGTTCGATGCGTCTTCGACGATGCTCATGCTCATCGGCACCTTGTAGGTGTAGACATGTGCGGTCACAGTTTCGAGCTTGAGCTTGGCGTTCTGCTCGGTGGGTGCCTGAGTTTCGGTGCCCCACTGCCCGCGCAGGTTGCCAACGTAGCGAGTGTCACCGCCGTCGTAGACCGGGATCTCAACCGAGTTGGAGTTAGCCAGGGTAATCACCTGGGCGCCGCCGCCGCGTACAGCCGTGCGGCCCGGCAGTCTGGTAACAATCTCGCTCTGGAAGTTCGGGGGTACTGCAAACCCGCCAAGATCGCCCTGGGCTTCCACCTGGGTCGCCTTGATCGAGCTAATATCCATGCCCTCACGCACCAGGCGTTGGATTTCGTTCAGCGGGAAGATCTGTTGGCGCAAAGATTTGCGTTCGCTGCCAGATAACGCGCCTTCGCCGCCGCGCAGGTATTTGTTGAATGCCTGGTTCTGCTCGAAGATGCGCTGGCGGTAATCGTCACCGATCACACCAGCCAGGATGGCTTTCTTGGCAGAGTCTTCCTCACCAAAGCGTGTTATGTACAGGGCTTCCAGGCTCTTGGTGGCCTTGTCTTCTTCGTTCGGCTGTTCATTGCCAAATGGCAGGGGCGGGCGCACAGCTGCGGGCTTGCGTTCTGGGCTGGGGGCAGCCTGGCCAGGCAGTTGAATGGCATAGCCCATTCCCTTCAGGCGGCCAACAAGCTGCTCCACGCTGATCGATTTGATCGGCGCAGCGCTGGCATCTGGTTGAGTGTTCATGTCCGGCATCGCGTTCGGGTCGCCCATTTCGCCGGTGTCGCCTGCTGTGTCGCCAACTTCGCCAACCTCAACACCAGCCAACCCCAGCAGGGTGGCAATCGCGTCGGTCTGTTCCGGGCTGAGAGGTCCCGGCACAAGTTTCTGAATAGCGTCTAAGATGTTCATTTTCTTTACTCCTTGAATATTGTGTCCCTGCCGGGAAGGGACAGGGTTGAGAAATTCCACGTAAGCCTTAAGCGGCATCACGCGGCTTGTTACCATGCGCGGTTCGGCAGGGATCGGGGTAAGCGCGGCTTCACTGATCACGAACATCTTTAGCCGTCCGTCTGCAGCCCGCTCGATCATGTGCGATGGGGCTCCGGCGCTAAACTTCAGTTTGCCCTGCTCAGCCAGTTTGTAGACCATCGCGTCATACTGGTCGCTCAGGTCACAGATGACTTCGCCAAAGATGCCCAGTTCATCACGGCTGGTCTTCAGCCCGCCGGGTTTGAAGATAGTGTCTGTGTAGGATTTCAGCGCCGAATCGGTCTCTGCGTTTCCGGTCTTTAGCGCGATGCGGTGGTTAATCGTCACGTCGCGCCCATCGCCATCTGCAGGCCCCAGGTAGGTTTCAGCCGTAAAATAATCACGGTAGAAGTCCTTCTGCTCCGGGTTTCCCCACAGCACCAGGTGTCCACCGATACGGCCGTCACCCATCGCTTTGACGTTCGAGCCAAAGCCGACCATGATGTCATCATTTTGAGTGTTTTTTCTGGTCATTCTTATCCTTTCCCCCGTTCGCCGCTGGTTAAATAAAACTGGTCCAGGAAAATCACGGCAAACGATAGGGTCTATAACCATCGTCATACTCGTGAGCTTTCCTGGACCAGAACTTCAGTTCTCAGTCCGCTAACCACCTGCCCGCTTTTATGCGCCTACTCTGATCTGGCTTACCACCAGTCACTATTTCAGCGTGTCCTCGTGCAGATGTCCTTCCGGCTCGGTCACTACTGTGACCTTATAAGTTGTTAATCTATTCTAGCACAGAGTTTCTAAATAAATCAAGGGGTCAGCAGTGTTTTCATCCACTCATCCAACGCATCCTCAAAAAACCCATTGATGTCTTCCATACTCTCTTCCAGCGCCGTATCCAGCGTCTTCCAACCCCGCGCCGTGTGAAACCTGGCTTGCTTATCACCCTGCACCCACGGCGCGTAACTCGTATTATTCCCAATCTCGCCCACCACGCCATCTCGATTGGCTGCCACAGTAACCGACCAGGACTTCCCCAGCATCTCGCTCTTTCCGCCACCCGCCAGCTTATAACCCTGCACCTGTGTCGCCTTGCGGATCTTCCCGCTCGTCTCGAGCATCCCAAAAGCCTTGCCAAACTTCTGCCCGGCGTCCGTCCACGGGCGCATGATCGGATACCACCAGCCGCGGTTACGCTCATAGTAACCCATCGGCTTATGCGTCTTTACGCTGATCCGGCCCGGCAGGTTGGCTTCGGTCGATGGGGGGTATTCTGCCACCCGCGCCTGGATCGCCCGCACGCTCTTATTCATGGCATCCTGAAGCAGCGGGATGACAGTTTCGGGTGTCTTTTCCAGGGCTTCGAGCAGGGCTTCGAACCCTTCGATGTTCAGGATGGTTGGGTCGGGGGTCGTGTCGGTCATATTCTATCCTGAAGTTTATTGGTCGTCATTTTGAGTTTCAAGAAATTGTCTCATTATTTCTGTAGACAAACCGGCGACAAATTTTTTCGATTTTATACTCGCGACTGCCATCATTTCTGTATCGTTCAAAAAACAAGTTATTCCATTTTTGAAAACATCTATTAACGTATCCACGTGGATAGCAATGTAGTCTTTATCGGTTATTGCTATCGAGCGTCGAAGGTCATCAACGGTTGCGATACCCCAGGCGTAAGTAATAATTTTCGCCCCATGAGAATGATTGATATTCGATTCCAGGCGCAATTCATGGAGTAATCCGCATCGTGCGCCGTAGATATCAATGGATTTACACTCAGGATCAAGATATTTTTCAGGTTCCATGTAACGGTCTACCCAGAAACAAAAGGAATGCCGTATTCCAAAAGTTTCCTTGGAACCACTCTGTGATTTTCTTAATTCAAAATCCTTTTTGGCCTCACTCTTTATCAAGGAACCAAGAATGTCGATTGCTGAATAAATTAAGACCAGTGTCGGGTTTATGAGCCGCTTATCTCGACAAGTTTCAGCCGCGTCAACAAAGTTGTTTATAAAATCTTCCAGCTTATTCTCGGACATCAATCACATCCATCACCATTTTGTGAAATATTTTTGCCCGATAGGTTGACATCCACTGAATCGCGTCTGATAACAACGTACTATCTGAAATTTTTCTAGAATTAAGCAACTCTGGTTTGTACTTAATAAGCCAATCTAGGAAATCTTTTGCGTCAACCGCGGTTCTATTGTATCCACCCTCGTTAGTGGCAATGATCAATAACGCATCATCCGTTTCCTCGATGATGACATTTGATCCTTCTGTATACTCTCGAATATTTGTGTTGTAAATGACATTCATTTTTTGCTCAAACGATTACCCTGGTGCTATTCAAAAAACACAACTAATATTACAGCCACAGTCTTTCGTACACTTCCCCATCGACCATAAATTCTTCTGACTCTTCACCGCGTACTAATTTCAAAAAGTACGATGCTCTAGCGTAATCCCAATTAGTTTGCGGTAACAATAAGGCGATTGCCTCTTCTTCCGAAAACCCAGTGTATGCTTCGTCAACTGTTATTTTGTTTTTAACTATTGCTTCACAAAAAGTAAGAATATCTTGCTTATCCTCATTGGTATAAGGCGGGGTTACTTTTTTTACTGTTATATAAAGGTCTCTAATTTTCATTTTCTTAGCAACCTGTAATCTTCAAATATCTTTTCCAACTCAGAGTAAATTGGTTTGAAATCTTCATCCGACCACTGAAGAATATCACCATAGCCAAACGTTTTTGTTTGCTTAATTTGATCTAATAATATTATATCATTCGATTTTATGGCGATGTATTGCGCAAAACTTCTGGCAAATAATTCTACTGTGCGTCCATAAACAATAACATAATCTACGTTAACCTTAATTGGCTTCCCGTCTTCTATGATATTTTTTATTTCGCCTGATTTGTATTGCATTATCTTTGAATAAAGAATACTTTGTTTTACTGCTTTTTCCCAACCAGTAAGCTCTCCATTCTTACTAGAATATTTACCTCTTGTTCCAATCACCTCGAGGTCAATTTGATGTCCGATTTCATGAATTGACGTTAATTCTGGTACTGGAGATAGTGAACTAATTTCGATTTTGGAAGGTATTCCAGTTCTTTTATTTACAATAATCCCTCCAACACTATTTCTATTATCGGTTACCTCCACAGGGACTTTTGTCATTCTCCATTTTTGAATATTAAGTACACTATCAACTGATTTAACGGCATATTGAAATTTTGCTTTTATTTTTGGATCTTTCGGAAGATCAGTATAAACATTTATCAGCAAAGGCAGCCGTATAGATTCACCTTGTTTTTGTTCATATTGCTTTTTTTCGTCACTCACCACCGGCGCCACCCAGCATCTGCAGTTAACGTGTCCAGGCGGCTTGGTGATAGGCATGCCCTTGCGGTCCTTGCCAAACTCATCCCCAATCTTAACCACCTTCCCGTGCAAAGGGCGGCAAATAGGACATGTCAACTCATCCCTATTCGTATGCCACTTGATCTGCGTAATCCCCTCCTGCTTATATGCCATAATCTCACCCTCGGCATACGCCCGCGTCGTCTCCGTCACCGCAATCGCCTGCGCGCGAATCTCACCGTAATGGATCAGCGACTGCTGCAGCTGCCCATACGTCGCGCCAGGCTTCTCCACCCATTGCGCGATGAGCTCACCAATACCGGTCGTGCTGGTCGTATTCAACTTCTTCAGCAGAGTATCGGTGTAATCCCGCGCCCATCTTGCCGCGTTGGCATTCGCCAGGTTCGGATTGAAAGCAATCCCCGCCTTCTGCGCAGCCTGCCTCGCCGCATCAAACGCCATCGTCTCCAGGCGCGGCTGCAGGATTGCCAGCATACGGTTCTGTTCGTTATTCCAGAAAGAGTCATTCAGAGCCACGGGTCACCTTTGCTTGTTTCGCCCCTTTCAATATCTGGTCACGGAAATTCAATTCTTTCCAGCCGCCTATATGGAGGGCTCGCCAAAAAACATTTAGTATTCCAGGCTTTGGAACAAACGTGGATGCGCTCGGGATTAAGAAACCACCTTGTTTATCGCTCTTCAAATTGATAGTAGCGCTGGGCTTACCATCCTTTACCCATTCTTCTACCATTCTTGAGTATTCAGTAGTTTTCGCGATAATTTCTTTAACACTACCCGCGTCGGACGAATAAACAAATTCGCCGTCGATATTTATTTCAAAGACTCGCGGTCTGGCTTGGGGCAGAACGTGGATCTCAATATCTGTTGTTTCTG